ACGTTCATAGGGTCTCTACTTTCCAGATTTTTTACATTTTTCGCGTATAACCCCCTCCCCCTTAAAGTCAGATGAAACGAGGTGATATATTTTGGTGGATTTAGACGAACGCGAGAAGCTGGTGGCTAAAGAAAAAAATAGATTAAAAAGATTGTTTAAAGATATTCCTGAAAATAGGATGAAGTCAGTTGAAGGCTTAATCATACAAGCAGCAAGGCTTCGAATATTGCTCAATGAGAATTGGAATGACATTGCTGAAAACGGAGACTATGAAATGTTCTCTCAAACGGAAAAAGCTGAACCCTATGAACGTGAACGTCCTGTTGCCAGATTGTATAACACTCGGGACAAGACTTACCAGGGGATTATTAAACAACTTACTGAGATGCTTCCGGAAGAGAGTAAGGAAAAAGTTAAAAAGGCGACAGCTAGTGATCTAATATGATTACGACTAAATACATTGATGAATATCGCATGATGTGGAAATCCGGAAAGATTAAGTTCAATAAAGAGAGAGTACTTCTCTTTAAGTATTTGGAAAAATACATTTTGAATCGTGATGATATTTATTTTGATGAAGAGATGTTAGAGAACTATATCAAGTTTACAGAGAAATGGTATTTCGAATTAGACATCTATCAGAAGTTTGTTGCTTCATTTGTTTTTTTATTTTACAAGAAAAATGATAGGGCGTTCTACAGAAGGTTCTTGATCATGTTAGGGCGTGGTGGAGGAAAGAATGGTTTCATCTCCAGCTTGGTACATTTCTTCATTAGCCCGCTGCACCCAATAGAAAACTATAATGTATCGATTATTGCTAATAGTGAGGATCAAGCCAAGACATCTTTCACGGAAGTTTATAATACGATAAAGAAAAACGAAACCTTATCTAGTATGTTTTATAAAACCAAAGTTCAAATTGAAGGTAATGCTACTGGCTCCATTTTAAAGTTCCGTACTTCTAATGGAAACACAAAAGATGGTTTGCGTGATGGATGTGTAGTATTTGATGAGATTCATCAGTTTGAAAATAACCAAGATGTGCGAGTGCATATCAGTGGGTTAGGTAAAGTAAAGAATCCTCGTGAATTTTATATCGGAACGGATGGATATGTTCGAGAAGGTTTTCTAGATAAGCAAAAAGAAAAAGCTTTGAATGTTTTAAATGGTAAAGCAGCACCAGATTCTATGTTCCCTTTTATTTGTAAATTAGACTCATCTGCAGAAGTTTCAAACCCTGAAAATTGGGGAATGGCTAATCCTATTTTGGATGAACCAAGAAGTGAATATGCAGAAGGTTTGTTCTATACGATCATGCAAGAGTATAGAGATTTGGAAGACGATCCTTCAAACCGAGAAGAATTTATGACCAAGAGAATGAACATCCCTGAAGAGGACCTTAGTAAATCAGTAGCTACTTGGGAAGAAATCTTAGCAACGAACAGACCATACCCTGATTTGATGCATCGTGTCGCTGTCGGGGGGTTGGACTTTGCCAGTATAAAAGACTTTGCAGCAGTTGGATTACTCTTCAAAGTCGGCGAGGATTACATCTGGAAAAGTCATTCATTTGTTAGAAAGGGATTTTTAGATACAGTCAAATTGAAACCGCCAATTAAAGAATGGGAAGCGGATGGTTTACTGACGATTGTTGATGAGCCTGTTATTGATATAAAGCATATAGTCAATTGGTTCTGTGAAATGCGTGAATTATATGGTGTCAATAGAATTGTAGCAGATACTTTTAGATTAGATTTGGTCAAGTCAGCTTTAGAGGCTGAAGGGTTCGAATTGATTTATATCAGAAACCCAAGAGCCATCCATGCTAAGTTAGCACCGAGAGTAGAAACCCTATTCGCTACTGGCAAAATCATTTTTGGGGATAACCCTCTTATGAGATGGTATACGAATAATATTGCTGTCAAGATTGATAAATATGGTAATAAGACCTATGAAAAGAAAGACGAAATCAGAAGAAAGACAGATGGCTTCCAAGCTTTCATTCATGCTCTTTTTCAAGCTGATAACGTCTTTGAAGAAGAGATAGATTTTGTGTTAAATACCATAAACTTTTAGAAGTCGCTGATCAAATGATTAGGGGCTATTTTTTGTACCCTTTAAGGAGGTGAGATTAAGAATTGGGATTACTCGATATTTTTAAAAAAGATACAGAAGTTGGATTTATGTTTGATCTTGAGATGTTCGAATCAAAAGTTAGCCGGTTGCATATGAAACAGTTAGCTGTAGAAACATGTGCTTCATTCCTGGCCAGAACTATCAGTCAATCAGAGTTTAAAGTGAAGACTCCTGAAGGTTATGAAAAAACAGAACTCTATTATCGATTGAACGTAAGACCTAATAAGAATCAAAGTGCCAGTGAATTTTGGGAGAAATTCATTATTAAGATGATTTACGACAATGAGGTATTAGTCATTCATACGGATGATGATGATCTATTGATTGCTGATGATTTCATAATGAACACTTATGCAGTTTATGAAAACACGTTTACTGATGTTGTAGTAGATGATTACAAATTTTCAAGAACATTTAACCAAAGCCAGGTTCTCCATTTGAAATATTCAAACAAAAAATTAGAACCTTTGATTGATGGTTTGTTTAAAGACTATGGGGAATTGTTTAACAGTATTTTTAGTGCTCAAAAGAGAAAGAACCAAATTAGATCAACGGTTGATATGGACTTAGTATCTGCTAAAACTCCGGAGAAAGTAGCACAACTTCAAAACTTTATTGACAACATGTACAAAGCTATAAGAGGGAACTTTGATGTTGCTATCGTTCCTCAACAACCAGGATTTAAATACCACGAAGAAGCAAGTGGTAGCGGCTCTAATCAAAGTATAGAAGAAATCAATAAATTGACTAACGGATTTTTGGACCAAGTTGCGATGGCGATTGGGATCCCTGTTACTCTTTTGCATGGAGATAAAACTGGTGTAAAAGAAGTGACAAAGAACTACATGGTATTTACTACAAAGCCGTTGTTGAAAAAGATTCGTGATGAGTGCAATAGTAAATTTTTTACCATGGACGAATTTTTAAATGGGAATTGCATTGTGGAAAGAATGGTCTCCTATGAAAGTTTGTTCGATTTATCTAATTCAATTGACAAGTTGATTTCATCAGGAGGGTTTACACGTAATGAAATACGTGATGAAGCAGGGTTTGAAAGAGTCGATGATCCGGAGTTAGATCGATTTATTATGACCAAAAACTATGAGAAAGAAGGTGACGAAGCAAGTGAATAAAAAACTGAATAGTTTGATGAAAAAGAAACCGATTGAAGCAAGAGTTGTTGTTGACAATGAGTCTGAAGAAAGAATGTCTCTTTTACTATATGGAGATATCGATTCATATTCATGGGGCTACGGGGTTAGTTTAGACGGTGTGGTCAGTGCTTTAGCTGGAAGATCAGCTGATGTCATTGATGTTTATATTAATTCATATGGCGGAGATATGTTTGAAGCAATTGCTATCAAGAATTATTTGATCCGCAGACCAGAACGAATCGTTACACACATAGATGGAATTGCTGCAAGTGGTGGTTCTATTATTGCTATGGCTGGTGACGAAATCATCATGCCGAAAGATTCTGAAATGATGATTCATAACCCCTGGACAATAGGTTATGGAAACGCAGAGGATTTTCGTAAGTTGGCAGACGAACTAGATACTGCAAATGTTTCCGTACAAGAAACGTACATGGATCATTTCACTGACACAAGAGAAAAGCTAATTGAATTACTTGATGCAGAATCTTGGTTAACTGCAGAAGAAGCATTGGGTTATGGCTTGGCCACTTCAATTGTTGATGAAACGATTGAACCTGATTTAACTGATGAAGATAAAGAAACAATCGAAAACAAATCAAATAAAACAAACCTAAAGGGCACACAAAAAGTGGCCTTTTTAAATTTGTAAAAAAAACGGAGGAATAGATAAATGACTATCAAATTTAACAAATCAGATGCATTAAAAAAAGCTCAAGAAAACTGGAAGAAAGTAGCTTTAAAAACTGACAGCACTCAAGAGGAACAAACAAGTGCTTTACAAAATTATATGGACGCATTGCAAACTTCTGTAGCTGAAGCAGTACGTGATCAAGTGAATGACGGAATGTTGGATCGTTCGATTCTGCAACAACGCGGGCAAAACGTCTTGACTTCTGAAGAAACGAAATTCTTCAATGCAGTAGTTGAACAAGGAGGTTTTACAGACGACACTATCTTACCGGTAACAACACAAGTACGTGTGTTCGAAGACTTAACTACTGAACATCCATTACTTGAAGCAATTGGTTTGCAAGACCTAGGTGCCGTAACTCGCTTTATCACATCTGATCCAACTAAAGCTTTTGTATGGGGTAACTTGTTTGGCGGAATTGCTGGTCAAGTAAATACAGCTTTCAAAGAAGAACAAATTGGTCAATTGAAATTAACGGCTTTTGCTGCTGTTCCGACAGACTTGGAAGAACTAGGACCAGAATGGGTTGAACGTTACGTCCGTACGTTGTTAGTTGAAACTTATTCAGTTGGTTTAGAATTCGGTTTCGTAAATGGTGGAGGTTCTACTGCAAACCAACCAATCGGATTGATGAAAGATGTTGCCGAAAATGGAGCAGTATCTGACAAAACATCTTCTGGTACGTTGACATTCGCTCCTTCTGATAAAGGAGAAATCGTAGCTGGCGAACTTTACGGTGTGGTCAAAGCTTTATCAACTAATGCAAAAGGCAAAGCTAGAAAAGTATTGAACAAAATTGTGATGGTGGTAAACCCTATCGATGCAATCGGGGTCCAAGCTCGAAACACTATTCAAACAGACAACGGACAATGGGTGATGGCTCTTCCGTACAATATTCAACCAGTAGAGTCAGAAGAAATTCCAATGGGTAAAGCGTTGTTCTTTGTCAAAGGGAAATATTTAGCAGCTATTGCTGGTGGTTACAAATTGAAAAAATTTGATCAAACATTAGCTATGGAAGATGCAAATCTATACACGATTAAACAGTTTGCTAATGGGAAACCAGAAGACAATAAAACAGCTCTTGTTTACGACTTAGATATTCAATTTAACAGAGTTGCGGATCCAACGGTTTAATGATTGGAGGTCAGCAGCATGACCGAAGAAGAACTTAATGGACTTTTAGAAGAGTTTAAAGATCGGATGCATTTAGGGAATGGAGAGGATATTAATCTTGAAAATATCCTCTCTAATTCTTTTGAAGACCTGATTGAAAAATGTGGAGATTATTCACCAAACCACAAACGATTCAGAGAATTAATTATTGAGCGCAGCCGGTATGTTTATAACGATGCTGTGGAATATTTTGACACTAACTTTCAGAGCCAAATTAATTCATTAGGCTTTGCTAAAGCTGTAGAGGTGATGACTGATGAATCCGTACAAATACAGTCCTCCAAGAGTTAACACAGGAGAGTTGCGTACTAAGGTAACCTTTTTTGAATATGCTCCTAACAAGGGACCAGAACCCGGAGAAAGTCAAAAGAAAGAGTTGCATACCACATGGGCTAAAGTTGAAGAAGTTTGGATGCGAGATGTTGAACAAGCTAAATCTAACGGGACCTTAACAGATGTGACGATAATTATTCGAGATCCATTAGAAGATTACTGGCCAACAAATAAACACCGCTTTGAGATACATTCCCGAGAGTATGAAGGAGTCATTTTTGAAATTAGTAAAGCACAACCAGATTTGCAAAATCATCAGTTTGTCAATGTGATTGGGCAGGTGAGTTCATGAGTGTAAAGATCACAGGTTTGAGTAAGCTGCAAGCGGAATTAGAAAAAAGATTTGGTTCAAAAGGCATGGAGAAAATAGTAGATGATGCTCTATTAGCAGGCGCTAAGGTTTTTGAAAAAGAACTTGCTAATAACTTTGAATCTTTTAGAGATACTGGGGCTTCTATTAATGAAATCACTATATCTGAACCAATTATTACCCAGAATGGTAGGAGTCGTAAGATTCATTGGAAGGGACCAGATGGTAGATATCGTCTCATCCATATCAATGAATGGGGATCGGTCAAAAACCCTAACCCCAGAGGTAAGGGTAAAGTTGCACTTTCTCTAAACAATGGAAAGAAAGAATACAGAAAAGTATTGAAAAAATCTATCGAGGAGCGTTTGTGATGGACATTCTGAATAAAATTTATCAGGGGCTCACATCAGACGCTCTTATATTAGAAAAAGTTGAAGAAAGAATTAAGTATTACAAGTACCCCGAAACGGGAGATGTCAGTAAACCATATATCATCATCTATCCTTTAGCTCCGCCTTCCCCTGATGACTATGCTGATAATCAATGGTTAACAGAAGAAAGTCTTATTCAAATTGATGTATGGGCGAAAACAAGAGCTGATAAAGATTTGTTAGGCGCTCGAATTCAGCAAGTTATGTGGAAAATGGGATTTGGGATAAATGGAACGGGTATTGATGAGTATGACGAAAAAACTGGTATCTATCGGGACGGAAGACGTTATAATTGCAAAGTTTATACAAATGAATTGATAAAATAGGAGGAACATTAAATGGCAGAAGAAAAGAAATATTTATCCGCAACAGGTGTTGATGAGTTTTACTACGGAGTATTAAATCCAACAGGAACAGGAATTGTAGCAGCATCTCCCGAGCGTGTTCGATTCTTACAAGATATCGAGGTATCAATGTCTTCGGAAATCGTCCGCGCGTATGGTGATAACGTGGTCGCAGAATTAGGAGTATCGAATGGTCCTGTTGGTGTCAGCGGGAACTTCCATAAGATTCCTGGTTCAGACAAAGACGTATTGTTAGGTTTAGAAAAAAATGAAGCTGGTCTTTCTGCACACGGATCCGGAGACAATCCTCCATACGTGGCTGTTGTATTTGCTAAAACATATGAAGACGGATCTAGAGAGTACGTTGGATTACCAAAAGGGAAATTCCTAAAAACGAATATCTCAGGTGCTACTAAGCAAGATTCAACTTCATTTAGTCAAGATCCAATCTCTGCAGAGTTCATGGATAACAAAGTGACTGGATTTGCTAAACCTAAATCAGTAGTTGTTGGTGCAGATGAAGCAGGAGAAACAACGCAGCGTGATGCATTATTCATGGCTATTTTTGGGAAAGCATATCCAACAGAAGTGGTAGATCCTACAGTATAGGAGGGAATAATGTATGGGTAAAAAAGCTATCGTAATTAGAAGTTTTAATGACAAAACAGATTTTGAAAAAGACGGAACGAATAAGCACTATGAAAAAGACAAGCCGTTTCCTCGCCCTGCTAATAAGAAAATTTCAGAAGAAAGATATGAGGAACTATCTACTGCAAAAAATGCACTAGGAGTTCCTTTTATTAAATTTATAGACGAAGAAAATGAAGAAAAGAATACGGACAAAAAAGGAAGTAAAGAGAGTGAATAATCGCTCTCTTTCTTTTTTTAGGAGGAATAAAATTGGCTAATTTAAAACGAAATATGATCGAGTTGGTTACTGATGTAAAAGAAGGCGAATTAGTAACTAAGAAATTTGTAACCCCTATTTTCATTCCAATGCGTACTGTATACGAAGCTATTGATTTGGTTGCTGAATTGAGCAAACGAAAAACCGCAGCGGATGAAAAAGAATTGATTGAAAAATTAGTAAGCTTCATCGCGGAAAAAGTTTACAATAAACAATTTACTTCAGAGGAACTATTCAATGGATTACACGCTCCGAATGGTATTCAGGAATTATATGATCAAATCTATTTTATCGCTCGAGGAGAACAAACTGAAGAATCAAAAAAGTACCTGGAGACGAAAAATTAAATAAGGATGATTTCACTCCTGAAAAGCAGAAAGAAAACTTAGACAAACTCATTATGGAAATGATGAAAAAAGGGAAAGATATCAATGATGTCTTGGACATGCCCTATAACTTCATTATTGAAATCATGAAAGATGAAAATAAACCTGTTTATAAGAAATCACTTATTGAAGCTTTCAAAGGCTAATTCTTGAGGGAAGGAGGGAAATAGGTGGCTGAAAGAATAGAAGGTTTAAGTATTGGGCTTGATCTTGATTCCGTCAAAGTGGAATCGGGTCTACAAGATTTAAACAAAAAATTATCATTAGTAAATAGCGAAATGAAAGCTAATATGTCTGCTTTTGATCAAGGAGATAAATCTCTTCAAAAGTACCAAGTGCAGCTGGATGGATTAAATAAAAAATTAAGTGTTCAACAGGCTCGAGTAGACAGTGCTCGAAAAACGTATGACAAAATGGTTGCTGCTCATGGTGAAGGATCTAAAGAAGCTGAAAAAGCAGCCATTGCTCTAAACAAAGAATCAGCTTCACTAAATAACCTAGAACGGTATATCGGAAAAGTTACAGAAGAAATGAATAAATCCAATTCTGTTCTTGTTAAATACGGTACCCAACTAACTAATATAGCAGAAAAAGCTGGAAAAGTTGGTAGCGTATTGACCACTACAGTTACACCAGCAATGTTAGCGATAGGTGCTGCAGCTATCATAGGGGCAAATAATGCTGAAGATGCTTTTATTAAAATCCAGAATAATATGGGTTCTACTGTGGAAGAAACAGAAAAGTTAAAGAACATTGCTAACAATGTTTTTAAAGATGGATGGGGAGATTCCTTAGACAGCGTTGTTACGTCTCTATTAGAAGTCAAAGAGCAATTGGGTAACATTCCGGATGAAGAACTGGAATCGATCACTAAACAAGCTATTGCATTGGAGCAATCATTAGGGATGGACACTACTGAAAGTTTGCGTGGTGTTAACGCCTTAATGACAACCTATGGGTTAACAGCTCAGCAAGCCTTTGATTACATAGTCAAAGGTGCTCAGAATGGATTAAACAAAACCGATGAGTTAGGAGATAACTTAGCGGAGTACGTTCCGTTGTGGGAACAAAACGGGTACTCTATTGAAGAAATGTTCTCCACTCTTCAAGCGGGATTAAATGCAGGAGCGTATAACTTAGACAAAGTAAATGACTTAGTAAAAGAGTTTGGTGTCCGTGTAGGCGATGGGACAATCAAAAAAGCCGTTGAAGAAATGGGTGGATCCTGGAACAAGATTTATAAGGGCTGGGAAAAAGCCGGTGGAACGAATGCGGAGCTATTTGAATTGTTGGCCAATAACTTAGCTAGTATCGAAGACCCTCAAGCAAAACAATTAGCACTTACTGAAATATGGGGATCCATGGGTGAGGATGCAGGACTTAAAGTTGTTGAAGCTTTAGGTAAAGTTGAGAACGGTTATGAAGATGTGAGTGGTGCAGCTCAAAAAGTAACTGAAAATTTGGAGCTATCACGTGCTCAACAATTCCAGGCTCTGTTGAGAGGTATGGCAGATACGCTTGTTCCTCTTGGAGATATTCTGTTAGATATCGGTGAAGATGCATTACCTATCCTTCAAGACGCTGTTGAAAGCATTAATGATGCATGGGAAAGCTTGTCCGATGAACAACAAGAAATGGTCGTTCAATTTGGATTGACGGCAGCTGCTGCAGGACCGGTTATTAAAGTGCTTAGTGGAATCACTGGTGGAGCAGGAAAATTATTGACCAAGCTGCCTGAACTTACTAAAGGGACGAATAATACTAGCAAGGCTTTAGAAACAATGACGACAATGGCTGCTTCAGGAACTAAGGGTACATCGGTGTTAACAAAAGGTGTAATAGGCTTAACAACTGGATTAAATCCAGCTACTCTTGCAGTAGGAGGTTTGTTACTTGCGTTAGGAGCCGGAACAGTAGTTTGGCAAGCATGGGGCAAAGATGTTGAACAAGCAAGAAATGAAACAAGCAGATGGGGGACAACTGTTGGGTCAGAAGCGAATAATGCTTTGGCTGATTTTTCATACAGTACAAGTGAAATGGATTTAGCGATGCAAGGATTCTCTAATGGAATAGAAGGTAGCGCGGAATCTGTTACTAAAAATTTCAGCAACATGCTGTCCATTATCAAAAAGAATGCAGAAGATACTAGCGAAGAATTTTCTAGAATAATTGCTGGCCTTCCTGAATCTGCTAGAAAATTAGCAGAAGAAAATCAAAAACTAATGGAAGAAGAAATGGAATCCGGAATAAAAAGAGCTGAAGGTAATGCTGCAGCAGTCCAGACTATAATGGAAAATGCGAGCAAGCAAAAAAGAGATTTAACAGCGGAAGAAAGATTATTTATCCAATCTAGTCAAGAAGACATGTTCAGCTTGCTTTTAGATAGTCTGGGAATTTATGGAGATAAAAGAATGGCTATCGAAGAAAGGTTGAGTAAAGATGTTAGTGAGTTAACCGCTAACGAGGCTCTTCAGCAAGCTCAAATCGTTCATGAATCACTTGAGACTATAACAAAGAGTCACGAAGAACAAGTGGCGGCGATAAAAGAGGCTTGGAATCAAGGACTATTATCTCCGGAACAATATGAAGCTGAAATGCAAAAATTAAATGCAAGTAGCGAAGCTATGACTGACTCTGTTATTTTGAACTTTATTGATTTGATGAAGCAGGCTGATCAAACCGACGAGCAAATAAGATTAGCTTTAGGAGACATGGGTTATAACTATGATGACTACAAAAATAAAGTTGCCGAAAATACAGATGATCTAGAAGGCTACAATGGAAAATTAATTCAATCTACAAAAGAGATGTCTAAGGAACAGCAAGAAGCAAATAACTTATGGAATCAATTAATGTGGAATGACAAAGAAGCCAAAGTTTATGACAATATGGGTGACGCTATTAATAACTTCTTTGAAGCGGGTGGAACTTGGGAAGAACTAAATTTTACTTTGAAAAATGCGAATCTTGATTCAAATGCTAAACAAGAAATGATCAAAGTTCTTTTAGAAAATGGCAGATGGGAAGGATTAGACTGGAACACAAAGAAAGCTTTGTTAGAAACGAATTCCGCACAAACTGCTTACCAATATTTAGTTAACCATGGACAATGGCAAAATCTAACGTTTGATCAGAAATGGTCGATACTTTCATCTAATAGTCCAGCAACAACAGAACAAGCTTTAAAAGATGTTGGCTTGTGGAACTCACTTAGTCCTAAAGTTAAGAATGCAATTCTTAATACTAACGCTCCAAGTACTGTGGCACGAGGCGTCCAAGCGAGAAATACTTGGAATGGTTTGAAGTATGGGAATAAACATGCGAACTTAAACACCAACGCTGAAAGCACAAGAAGTAAATTGAAGTATGCTAATGATTATTTTTCTAATATTAGAAGCGGGTCAAAAACCTTCGAGCTGATAACTAAGTACAAAACTACAGGCAAAGCAACTGGTGCTGGAATTGGTTATGCAAAAGGAACTAACTTTCATCCAGGTGGTCCAGCTATTTTAGGTGATGGAGGGAAGAACGAACCATTTATGACTCCTGAAGGTGATTTTGGTATTTCGCCAAATATAGACACCTTATTCCATTTGCCAAGAGGGACTAAAGTCTGGCCGTCTATTGAAGCGTGGGAGAGTAAGATTCCGCACTTTGCTAACGGATCAGCAAATACTCCGACCGATGCTATGAAGTTATTAGCACTAGCCGGAAACAGGGTTTCTGAAAGAACAGTTCGTGATAGAGTGTCTGTCCAACATTCTGAAACGGTCTTAGAATCATCCTCTCAAGCAGTGTTTTCTGAGTTAATTGAAGGGCAAAAAGCTATTGTACAGGCGCTAGGTCAAATTATGAGCAGCCAAGGAAAACCATTTGTTTTCCAAATTGGCTATTCAGAAATTGCTCGTGCTCTTGTTCCGATTGTAGATAAAGAACTAGGGAAAAATATAGAAGACTCTGAAGGGAAGTTGATATTATGAGTGATGGGGAACGTCTTGGTTTAATCATAGACGGAATTGATATTTTCGAAAAATGGGGTATTTCAGTTAAAAGTAGAAACATTGGCAAGCCCAACAAGAAAAAGGTATTAGAATCTATCCCGTGGTCAAGCGAGGTATTGGACTTTAGTAATTTATATGGAGAAGACAATTACGAAGAGAGACCTCTTCAATACGTCCTTAATCTGATTGGTACTAAAAAAGATAGGATCACGACCAGATTTCTAGAAACTGAGTTTGATAATTTTATTATGAATAAGCAAAGAGTAAAGCTGGTGGATGAAGCAATCCCCGGCTATTACTTTTTAGTAGATATCAGAGAAGGAACTGATTTTTCTCCATTGTTTAATTTTGGTGAAATGACAGTTAACTGGATGGCGTATCCTTTTAAAATCAAACAAGCCAGAGAAGGAAGTAAATACTGGGACGATTACACCATATTAGACTATTACCAAGAATCTGAATTTACTGTTAACGGATCTAAAACTATTGAGTTGATGAACACAGGAATTGCTTCTGTAGTTCCATTAGTGACTTGTACAGCGCCTATGACAGTAGAGATAAACGGTAAACAGTTCAAATTCACCACAGGTACGTTCCAATCAGACAAGCTCGTTTTAAGAAAAGGAAAGAATACACTGCTGCTAACTGGAAACGGAAAAATTGATTTTGAGTTTCATAAGGAAGTGATCTAGTGTATGAAGTAACTCTCTATGAAGATGCTACTGATAAGACAGGGATTACTATTCATTATCCAAGTACCAGAGGGAATAAGTTATCCAGTGGCGTTATCGCTGCAGGGATAAATGTAGTGAACACATTTTTGTTCTCTATGAACTTGAATAACCCTGCCTACAATAAAGTAAAACCTAGAAAATCTTTGATCAACGTGCGAAACGTCCGCACAGGAAAAGATGAATTTAACGGCTATATATTAAGGCGTAACAGCTCCATGTCTGACAGTGGTATGTATAGCAAATCATTTACCGCAGTAGACGGATTGAATTATTTGAAAGAGACATTTCAGCCATTTGAAGAAATACGAAATAAAACGCCTAAACAATTTTTAGAGATTGCTCTCGGTTATCATAATGATCAAACTGAAAATCATAAGAAGTTCAAAGTAGGGAATGTAAATGTTACAAATTCAACTGATAACGTATACCGTTTCTTGAGCCAGGAAATGAGTACGTTTGATACTATCTTTGAAAAATTGGTTGATCGTCTCGGTGGAGAAATTAGGGCTAGGCTCGTTGATGGACAATGGTATTTAGATTGGTTAACTCAAATAGGTGAAGAAAAAGAAACCGAAATATGCGTAGGGAAAAACCTTAAGTCGCATGAAAGAGAGGAGAACGCAGAATCAGTCGTTACAAGGTGGTACCCGTATGGCGCGACTTTGGAAGCAAGAAAAGGAATTGTCGAATGGATTGAACCAGGGGATAGCGAGTTGTTAGCTAGGATTGAGATTGATAACGGACAGGATGTTGAATATGTAGATATTCCAGTTAGAATTCTTCCTCAAGGAATAGCAGTTTTTGATGAAATAACTATCTATGGAGAAAGCCCCCATTGGTATTTCAAAAAAGGTTTTTCAGAGAATTCAGATGTATCACTACCCAGACTTGATATAAAAACGGTTAACAATGGCAAACCATACATTGATGATCCTTTAGGAATACAAGAGTTTGGCGTGATTGCAGATAAAATAGTATTGGATGATGTAACCCAACCCAACAATCTTTTGTCAAAAGCCATTCAACACAGGAATAGCTATAAACAAGTAACCATTACTAACCAAGTTACTGCTTATGATTTGTCCTTAATAGGTAAAGCTCCCGATGCTTATGAGGTTTATCATTCTTATCCGTTAGATAATCCAGGAGTTGCGGCAAAAGAATTAGTCAGAGTAGTTGAAAAAAGGACCGATATTATCAATCCTCAATCTAGCACATTGACGATTGGCGATAAATACCAAACGGCTAGTCAATACCAAGCTAATAACAAGAAGTCTCAAAAATCATTTGAAGAAATCAAAACTACTGTTACTAACCAATCAAAAAGAATTTCTTCGTTGAGAAATGAAATCAATAGTGTTAACGAAGCAGTAAAAGTGATAAATATTGAAATTGGTGAAGCTGATATACCAGGTTTGAAAACAGCTGTTAATCAGTTGAATGCAGTAGTAGATGAGTTAAACATCAGTATTGGAGACATCCCGAACTACGGTCTAGTAACTTCAACAGAAGATGGATTGATGGCAGCACCAGACAAAGTTAAATTAGATGGTTTAAAAAATTATCAATTAGCTACAGGTGCTATTGATGGTTTGATGTCAAAAGATGATAAACAAAAACTAAATAGAATCACCGCAAATCAGGCAATTGACTTAGATCAATTTATGGCTGATTTTTTAGCATTAAAAGAGATTGTTGAGAATACGTAAAAGGAGTGATTAGGTTGGCAGAAACAACTGATCAGTATAAAAATAGAATCAGTCAAATAAAAACAAGTATCGAAAATGAACCAGAAATAGTTAAAATGCGTGAAGACATTGCTGAAGGTATTTCTAAAACAGGTAACCGCCAAGCTGATATTGAAGTAAGGCAAGGAACATTGGAAGAGGACTTTGTAAAAGTTCAACAAGACGCTTCTTCCGTTAGTCCTAGTGGGGCAGAGGTAGCTGTAGCTCGTGGTGAGTACTCCACTTTAGATGGTAGATTGACGGCTGAACAGAATAAAGTTAACGCACAGTTGGCACAAACCGAAGACAATGTAAATAGACGTGTTGATGAATTGGTAATAAACAGTGGAGACGCAAATGCGGAAATAACAGATGCTCATGTATCCACAACCAAACAAAAATCTTTTAACACAATCAAAAATCGCTTCGAGGACGCAGAAAAAGATATCTACCTACCTTGGACAAACGCGATAAAAAATGGCGATTTAAGCAAAGGAACAGCAGATTGGCACACTCAACACTCTGTTATAACATCTGACAATAACAAACTCTATGTCACAGGTACTGGTGCTAACGCAGCAGCTAGAATTTTTCAAACATCTTCCATCCCTTATATAGCGAAGAAAAAAGTTTTTTATAGCGTTAAAGTAAAAGTAACCAACGCTGTGTGTTCATTGGTTACGTTCCAAATTCGTGATAGTTCTATAGCGAAGGCTATTGTGGTGGAAACGATAAAACTACCAGATGAAAACGTACAGTATCACATGAGCGGGGTAGTCACTGTTCCTGAATCATTAACTGGAAATATTACCTTCTTTTTAACGCATGAATACAGTGATGGAATCACAGCGAAAGACAAAGTTATGGAAGTTCAGGAAGCGTTATTCATAGACATAACCGCTCCTTTTGGTATAGGGAACGAACCAGAAGAAAGTCAAGTTAAAGCAATGCTCTCCAAACATCCAAATGGGTGGTTCGATGGAACTAAAAATGTTTTATGGGGCAAACAATTGATTTCTAAACAATTGGAATTAGAAAACGAAATAAACAATATGAATAATGTACCGTTACAAAAATTGAGGAATCAGTCTTTCGATTTTGTGGATTCGGGTGATTATTTATTTGAACCTTCGACATATACAGGAGGGCAAGCTGGTTATACTTCCATTATACAAATGGATGATAAAATTGACGATCCCATAGATAAGTTCTACATGTATTGGGCGGGGCACGATGGTGGAGGAATTAGACTGTCAACTGCTCCACACCCCCTAGGACCTTGGACATTCTATCCAGATGCAAGTACGGCTTTAATACATGATGGTTACTTTGGTCCTTCAAGACATTTAAGTTCTCCTGATGTTATTTATGATGATGCAACAGAAAAGTTCTATCTTTTTTATCACTCAGCTCTTGTTGAGCCTATGGTTCAATCGACATGGAGAGCAGAGTCTTCAGACGGCTTGGTCTTTGTTAACCCGATTGAGATATTGCCAGCCGTTCAAGGGGGAGCTTGGGACGGGGAAGAAAGAAGTTATTTGCGTGTTATAAAATCAGGCGGTTACTGGCATGCTGTCTATCAAGGTAGAAATAAGCAATATAGCAACGATCCCCATGCGCATATTGGTTATGCTGTTTCAGAAGACTTATTGGAATGGAATAGATACCCGTCGCCGTTGTGGAGAGATAATAACTTTACTTTGTATGAAGACGGCTGGAAAATGACCGAGTTCTTAGGTGGAACTCCTTGTTTATTTGAATACGATGGAACTGTGTGGGTTTTTTATACAAACGGAGAATATAAAAGACATATATATGCTGCCCCATTGGACTTAGAATCAAACGAAGTGAAACCAAAACTCATCTTGGAAGCTCCAGCGTGGGCAGGTGGGTTGGGTATAGAAGGACCTAATTTTTTGGAATACGAAAACAAGATTTACATGTACTTTAACGACGTCGGAAGTTCTCAGCTATCAAGACGAGTCGGCGTTGCTATCATGAATTTAGGAGTGAAATAAATGGAAAAATTTAGATTTATTGATAGGGTAATAAAATGGGATTTTTATAAAAACGAACTCCCTAGTGACGTACAAACAATTGTTAAGCAAGGTGCAACAATTACCCCTATGCCACTGTCAGAAGGTGGTAGCTTGCTGCTAACGTGTCCGAGTTTGGGTGACGAAGCTTCGGTGGTTTTTCCCGCTTTAAATCCTAGTCGTTTTGACGAAATAAGGTTTAAAATACTGGTCGACAGAAACGATTTAACGACTATGATTCGTTTCGGCTTTGTTTCACAAGACGAAAAAAACCGGATCGTCATCAGAGAAAATGGCATGGCAGATGTCAGCGTGTTGGGAACAAACAAAACTACTGTACAAGCAACCTCATGGGGCGTGGACAACTACACGTGGTTAGAGGTTATATGGAAACCAAAAACAGGGGCTTCTTGGTATATTGCGGATAGAGTAGTTGCTAAAGAAATCCCTAGTAATTTACCGAATCCAGAACTACTATACTACCCGTATCTTCTTAGTAAATATAACGTAGAACCAACAAATATTGTAAAAAAAGTGAACATTTACGGAGCGTCTCTACAAATGATTGTTTATAGTAAATAGGATTAGATTGTTGTATGATAATCAGTTCTTGATCCGTTTTAACTATAATTACATTTGAAAAAATATTTAAAACGAAAGTTATAGAAATTAACTAAACAATATATTATACTTCATGTGGTTACAAATTCATGGGAGGTATACATATTGGAGGTTAACAAAAGAGTTGCTTGGATTGATAGTTTAAAAGGAATAGGGATTTTGCTGATAGTGTTAGGACATACTTCTTCGCCTTTTAATGATTACATTTTTTGGTTTCACGTGCCGTTGTTTTTTATATTAAGTGGCTTGACATCTAATTTTGAATATACGCCAAAAGTTTTTATCCGTAAAAAAATAAATAGCTTGCTTCTGCCGTATATAACATTTGGGGTATTTATATTAGTAATAAATTTCATTGTAGAAAGAATCTCTCCATTTATTTTTATAAAAAATATTTTAAAATTAATATATGGGGGTGTTGTTGCTACCGGAATAATTGGGGCATATTGGTTTGTTTTGGTTTTGTTTTTAGTTGAAATAGCCCTTTATTTTCTAGTAAGAAAAGCGAGCGCTAATAAAATATGGATGATACTAATTAGTAGTTATGTAGTGATATATTTACTAATTAATTGGTTAAATATATCTATAAAACTACCTTGGGATATACTTGCTGTTCCGATAGGAAGTGTTTTCACGTTTTTTGGATATAATTTCAAAAACGCTTTAAAAAATCCGAATAAAAAAATGTTTATTTCAGCCTGTGTAACCTTGATAGGGTCCTTAATGATAACTTATCTGTTTAATATAACATATAAGTTTGACATGAAATATCTATTGTCAAATCATCTACTGTTAGATTTGACGGTACCATTAAGTATAAGCGTAATTTTAATACAGTTGTTTTCGTTTACGCAAAAAAATAAGATTCATGAGTATTTTGCTTATCTTGGCGAAGCAAGTTTGGTCATCATGTTTGTCCACAATCTATTCATTGATATGCTGTCACAATATACTAATTCCAATTGGTTTTTTGTTTTTGTGTCCGCAACTATCTTATCTTATACATTTTATTATTTAATTATCAAAACAACTTTTCTTAATGAATATTTTTTCCTTAAATTAAGAATACTAAAATAATACTGTTGAACCAAACTGTGAACTAACTGAAAACAGAATGAAACCAAAGGTAGTCGAGAAATCGGCTGCCTTTTTATATTGACTAAGAGTGTCCAGAAATGGTTGCTCTTTTATTTTATAAAAAAGGGGAGATGGAATTTGAAAGAAGAAGCGCCAAGTCTTGAAAATCACGAACGTCGTATCTATAAATTAGAACAGTCAAACGAAGACATTCAGAAAAACATAAAAGATCTAAAAGATTCTATATTGATCAACCAAGCTCAATCTGCTGAACGATCAAAGATTATGATGCAACAAAATGAAAGCTTAATGCAGCAGAACGAACGTTTAGCAACTCAGATGGGAAATGTTTTTGAGACAGTTACTAGCACGAGAGAAAAAGAAGCTGAACGAACTCAAGAAATTAAAAAAATCACTACCGATAGTCGTATGAAATTATGGACGATGGTTATTGGGTCAGGTGGTATTGGTTATTTACTGATTGAAGCACTCACAAATTTATTAGGGAAGTAGGAGATAAAGATGTTTGAAGAATTACAAGTAGCCATATTGAATGCAGCTATAGGGATCATAGTAGCTTTAATCGGAGTCATTACCAAAAAGGTAGTGGCTTTTTTGAATGAAAAAGGAATCACGGAGAAATTGAATAAAAAACAATATTTAGTTGATATTGCAGTTAATGCTGCAGAACAAATTTATCAAAACGAAGATGGTGCAGTTAAATTAGCCAATGCTCGTAAAGAAGCTATTAAATTACTGAATGACAATGGATTAGATATCACTGAAGCTGAACTGCAAAATTTAATCGAAGCGTCGGTTAAAGCTATGAATGACTCAATCAATAGTACTAAAGTCGGAGTTATCGAATTAGAGGAGGGAAAATAATGAGTAAAGAAAAAATCGGTGAAATCGAAGTAGAGGTAGTGGAGTTTGACGAAGAACTATACAAAAAGAACGTTGAAGAAAATGATTTTTCGGCTAAGAAAACATACGAAGGAAAAGATGAAAAAGGAGAGGATAAATAATGGCTTTAACGATTACAAAAGTGAATACTCCTCAAGATAAATTGAAACTTAAAGCACCTTATTCGATGGATCCTATCGGAACAACGACGCATGAAACAGGTAATATTGCTACTGCTATGGCTGAAATTTCTTACATGTTAGGAAATAACAGCACGACAGGTTATCACTTTGCCGTAGATGATACAAGAGCTGTCCAAGGTCTTCCGCTAGATCGTAATGCTTTCCATAGTGGTGACGGCAAAACAGGTAGAGGGAATCGCAAAACGATTGCTATCGAGCATTGTTACAACTGGAATGGAAAATCAACTACTAAGAATGATAAAAAATATAATCCTTTATACCAAAAAGCTATTAAAAATGGTATCGAACTTCAAGCGCAGTTGTTCCTGAAATATCCACAGTGGGGAGAACCAAAAGCCGGAGTAAACATGTTCAGACATTATGATCACAATCGTAAAAATTGTCCTCAAAGAATCATTGAAGAAGGATATTGGAACACTTATGTTGCTTTAGTTCGAGCTCGTTATTTGGAGTTGAAAGGTGTTAAAGCAGAACCTGTTAAAACAGAGCCTACACCGGTTAAACAACCAACTAAGCAACAAGCTAAAAAAGAGTACACTGGAACATCTATTGTGGAGTATTTAGACCACAATGAGATTGATAGTGACTTCTCCAACAGAAAAATCTTAGCTGAAAAGCACAACATTAAGAACTACACTGGAACAGCTTCTCAAAACTTAGCTTTATTAAATGCAATGAAAGGTAAGAAGCCAGTAGTTTCTACTCCTAAGAAAAAAACGATTGCTCAGATGGCTCAAGAAGTCATTGCTAAAAAACACGGCGATGGTCATGAAAATAGACTTAAGTCGCTAGGAATTAGTGCAGCTGAATACGAAAAAGTGCGTGCCGAAGTAAATCGTCAAGCAGGTGTTAAAGCAGCACCGGCTAAACCTAAAAAGACCATTGAACAAATGGCCCGAGAAATTATCAATAATCCTAAAGTTCCTAAAGGTCATACCGCTAGACAGAAATGGTTAGGCGTTGATAATGCGACTTATCAAAAGGTACGTGCTCGAGTAAATCAAATGATTTAAGGGCTATTAAGACTTTATTACTTTTGCGACAAATTTTTTACTATAAAAGTATGCTAAAATAAAATAGAGCCTCACCTGGTAAAAGTGAAAAGGCTCTATACGCTATCTATATATGTATTATAACATATCCAGGTAGAACATACTGGAGGGTTAATCATTGAAATACCATACTAAAACTAGAGAAATATTATTAATTGAAAGTATAAAAACTATTGCACAAAAGACAAAACAATATTTATTACAAAATAAAAAAAATTTAACAGAGGAAAATTTTAATGTTAGTCCTTTTCTATTAGGGTTAGATATTTTTTATTATAAAAATGATGAAACATATTTAGTGAGTTTTAATAACAGAGACAACATATCTTATACAGAAAAGGAACGTAACGATTTACCCATAAGAATTGGGCAGGGATCTATTGTAAACTTAACAAATGTAGGCTTAAATGGGTACTATGTAAACCGTGGTTTTTTATTAGATAAAAGTAATTATCTGTTTTTTTCACGTCATACTAAAAAATTTTTAGATAGTTTTATATTTGCGGTGACTACTCCAATAGTAGATAAGGAATATAAAGAAGATATTTTAAATGAGTTCGAAAATATGCTAAAAGGAAATCCAAAAGAATTAACTATAGACAAGTTTATTGAAAAAAATCCTTTTATACTTGAATTATCACTACATGTAACTGATTTGAAACATCAAATAAAATTGAAGAACATAGAAGAAGAATTTGAACAAGACTTAAAACCAGATGTTATAGCTTTCAAACCATTAGATAAGAGATGGGTTATTATTGATTATAAGCGAGCTAAGCGTCATTTAATTAAAAACTCCGGAAATGTTAGAAGCGGTTTTTTAGCTGAAGTGAATTCTTTAAATTATCAGTTAAGTGATTACGTTAATTACTTTACCAGGTCGAGAATACAAACTAAATATATAAAAGATGAATATGGGATTGATATAAAATATCCTAAAGGGATCGGTGTCATAGGAAACCTTGAAAGTAGCGATCAAGAAGCTTTACTAAAAGCTAGAGAAAGTTTGCCCAGAGAAATAGAGAATATCTATCCTTACGATCATATTATTGAAGAATGTAGGAGAGTTTTACAGGTAACATAAAAAGGAGGCAATAGTATGGAAATTAAAGTTAGGACTTCAAGGATTGAGGAAATTAAAACTCTATATAGTGAAGCTAAAACATTAAGTGACGAATTAATACAAACTGGAGAAGATAATTCGTTTACCGCACTGCTATTGACTAATGCAACAATTTCCTTAAAAAATGCATATGAAGAAGCTAAGGTTGAATCTGGGTACAAATAATTTAAATAAAATGAGATAAATTTAAAAGCCTCTACCATAATAGGTAGGGGCTTTTTTATTTAGAATAAATCCTCCGTAACTAATAATTGGTTATTATTCGAATCAAACACTTGTCCAAGTCTAATAGGTCGTTCGATCACTTCGTAACTCTGGACGCCAATCTGCATTTTATCGTTAACGATACAGGTCAATACCAAAGTAGTACCTTTTTCAACATCATAAGCAAACCTTGCAGCATCTTTCCCAACAAACCAACACTCGTATTCTTGATCATGTGTTCCAAACATAAATTTACAAAAGATAGTACCTTGCTTTGTCCGCAGCGCTCTTAGGTCAGAAGAAATGTATCCTCTCAAAATAATGGAATCCATGACGAATCCTCCTGTTCTTCGTTAGGTCCTTCCTCGCTATCTTCCTTCAAAAGGTCCTCTATAACATCTTCCATCTGAATCAACTGGCTTTCACCCATTCCCCAGATATCATCCATGTTTGTCCTCCTTTTCAATGGTAAATATGTACGCATTATAACCGAACGGGATCCCGTCGATTCGATATCTGCCTACCTCAGCAAACTGAATAGAAGCAAAGTCACCCATATAAGCGATGTTAAAGTCCTTATTCTCGAAGTGGTTGTATTTCTCCGTAATCATTTTTAGCTGTTCGTTAGTAGGGTATTCTTCAAAATAAAGTGTCTCCTGATCAATCTGAATATATTCTTTATCAAATTCTTGTATCGTTAGTTTCTTCATATCGTTCACCTCGTATTTAGTATACGAACGTTTGTTCGATATGTAAAGAAATAAATAGCCTGCGCAAGGCAAGCTAGGAAAACAGATACATTAAGTATTGCATCATCAGTAATGATTCATCTATTGTTGTAGTAATAAATATATTAGTGTGGATATCATTTATAACGCAGACGCAATAACCTAAACTGTTTTTGATTAATTTCATTGTCATTCCATCTATAACAAAACTGTAGATTAATAGATCCATACGAGTGCTCCTTTCATTTTACTATACGTAAAAAGGGGAGACTTCATTTTTTAAATTAATCAATTAATAGTCCGCCTGTATTTTTTCACAAACTTTGATATTTCTCCCAAATCTCTCCCAAACTCTCCCAGAAGAACGGTTATTAACGGTTGAATATGGGTAGTATATATAAATAAAAAAAGCCTAAAAGTCTTATATAACAAGGCTTCTAAGCTTTTTAAAGAATCGTATTGAATAACTAACTTATTATCTTGAGTAGTATTCAACAGGTCTTAAAAAGCTTAGTGTAACAACGAGGTAAAGCAGTATTGTTGAAATCTCTCCCAACTTTTCTCCCACTTCATTTACATGGTATTTTTCAAACTATCTGAAAAGGTAGTTACCATATCATCTTCCATGCTGTCTAAGACATGGCCGTAAATGTTATTGATCATATCCGGCGTATTGCCTAAACGTTTGGCCACACTGATGACTTGATTTCCACCTTTTAACAAAAGAGTAGCATGGGTATGTCTCAAGCCATGAGGAGTAATGTGTCTTAATCCAGCTCTTTCACACAGACGTTTGAAGAGGTAAGAGGTGGAGTTAGGGCTGAGAGGTCCCATTGACTGATAGCTGCAAAACAAAAAGTCCGTCGGTCTATGGATCATTCCGAAACGCAGCTTTTCTTTTTTCACCCATAAGAGATACTTTTTTAATTGGGTCATTACGATTGGGTCCAACTTTACTTTACGGAGACTTCGCTTAGATTTCGGTGTATGCACTCCTTGGCCATCTCGGGTACGCACGATAGAGACTAAGCTTTCTTCGAACAAAATATCTTCCTCCGTTAGACCTAATGCTTCGCCTAAACGCATTCCTGAATAGGCCAGCAACACAATCAGAGTATAAGTGGTAATGTTTTCCGTTTCTTTGGCCGTCTTTAAAAGCTGGTTTAATTGATGCTGATCCAAATAATTTTCTTTACTTTCATTCTGGACTATATTGATTGACTTGAATCGGTTCTTATCAGTTATTTCACTATCAACCGCTGCATTCATAGCAATCTTAAAAATCTTATGAATCAAATCTACGGTTGATGGTTTGTATGTTTCAGACAGCTTATTGATGAATACACGCTTATAGGTAGCAACGTTTAGTTTTTGCAAACCATAATTTCCAATCATTGGGATAATGATATCGTAGACGATGTGTTTCCGTTGGACGCGAGTATTCTTTTTCCAATCTGCCTCATACGTATGGTACCAGGTGTCCATCCAACTAGATATCTTTATATTACTGTTATCTAGCTGTTTAGTTTTACCATCCATATTTTTGACCTGTACTTGCAACAATTCTTTGTATGCTGCTTTCTCAGAAGTGAATCCACTCTTAGTAGCTTCTTTTCGTTCACCTAAACTGTTATAATATTTGTAACGGTAATTCCATTTTTTACCTGATTTTGTATCGTAAGAATAAACGTATTCGTATTTTTTAGATTTTGTATATTTCATTTTTTCACCCTTAGTCTGGCGGACTATTAAGTGATGTGATAAAATGGAATACGTAAAGCATCCACATGACAGCGTGGGATTTACAGAACACCACTTTCAACTTTAGCGAGGGGAGAGTGGTGTTATTTCCATGATTAAAACTTTTTTTTAATTCATGATAAAATAAATTTGAAAAAAATCAGAAAACAAGTATACTAAATTTATATAATTAAGGAAGGTGATGGTCATGAGAAAGGAATTGACTAATATTATTGTCTCAGTTTTTATTTTACTAGCCACCTTTGTGCCTTCGCTTCTTTTATTAAATTCCATTAAAATAAGCTATATTAACTTGCTAGTTGCATTTTTGGTAGCTGTTTTTGTAAAAAAGAATATCCATTTTGAAGTTAATTAACTTTTATACATCACTAGGCTCATCTTTACTCTTATCTTCATGAGTAACAGATGAGTCTTTTTCTTCCTTCATAATATCTTCTAAGTTTTCCTCTAAAGACTTCTGTAGTTCTTTAGGGAGCTTAATTCCAAGTTGTGAGATAGGTACTTTTAATTCTTCTGCAAGTTGATATGCATTATTAATATTATCAAGAGATTTAGAATCGTTCTCTAATTTTCTTGATTTCATATCTTGATAACCCTTAATGAAACCAGGGATATCAAATTCGTTTCCAAATATTTTTAGTTTTCCTCCAAAAGGAACAGCTGTTACAAGTGCAAGCAAAGAGAATATCAACAATCCTTCTTTAGCGATTGAGGAAATGAGTTCAATTACTCCTTCTGATTGAACGTTAACTTTAACATCTAATTTGTTTTCAGGTTGAACAACTTTAGACATTTTCGAATACTCGTAAATAAACTGTCCTAAATAGTAACTATCGATATCACTAGGTTGGCTAACTTGAAATGTCAAATGTAAGGAATCGTCTTCAATATAAAACGGGAACATTGCTCTGTTGATAAAAGGCTTGTAATCGTTAATATTAGTTACAGTAGCTTGAGAATAAATCATTTTGTAAAGAGCGCTATCTGCCTCTGTCCTATCAAAAGATCCCCACCATTCGACAGGCCATCTTTTTTTGAAATTTGATTTTTTATAACTCTTTGTAATTTCTTGTTGTTCTAAATCTTCATCAGATAATTCATAAATATCTCCAGAAATCCTACCAACTAGGAAAAACTCTGATGAGACAGAAGGGACCACTACAATATCGTTTATTTTTAAATTATTAACAAATCTCAATAGTTGTCCTGCCCAATTTCCATACTGATTTTCGCTAATTTTACCCTTACTAGAGTCGTCAGAATTAAGTACTTCATCGAGTTTTTCAGCTGTTTCTTGATTATCTTCATCAATTAATTCTTCTTCACCTTCGGGGTTTGCTGTCAATTTATCTCTTAATATTGTTTTCATAGCAACAGAAGAGTTATTTGTACTTTGTATATCTTCTATAGTTATGGAGTTCCAATCGATCCCAATATAATTGTTCAAATTAAAATCAGTATAATATTTTCCAGACCTAGCTCTAACTAACCAATAATCTATTGATGAGTCCAGGGTAGGAATACCTTCTAAAGTTTTTGATAGAGCTGTACTTAATAGTTCGAAATTTTGTATTTTATTTTTTTCTTCATTCATTTTTTTATTCTCCTCCTAAATATGTATTATTAATTAAGTTGGCTCATGCTATCTAATGTGTCATAGAGTATAGGTTTTTCCTCAAAGGTACTTTTAACTTGTGAGTAGAGTGAGGTTTTTTATTTTTTCTTGAAAAGATCAAAAATAGAAAAACTAGTCTTGTTATACACTTTATTATAAACAGCTTTTTTAGGCGACTTGATCATGCCTGTACCTTTTTTACCATAACCAGGAACAACTGATTTCTTAATAGCTCTTTTAGCTTTACCTGTTGTTCTAGCTTTGATTGATTTCTTAATGCTTGGTTTTCTCATTCCGAATTTCATTTTATAAACGCCTGCTTTCTTTATGGAAGGTTATCGATAGCATACTGAGCTTGTTCACTTGTATAGCCTTCGTAGATTAGTTGATCATATAGTCCTTGATCGGAAAATGAAGTATATTCTAAATAGTTGATAGCAGTTTGTAGCGCGTTTTCTTTCCAATCTGTATTAACATTATCGACAGCATATTGAGCAGCATCTTCAGGATAACCTTCATATATTAATTGATCATAAAGACCTGATTTGGAAAAGCTAGTATAGTCTAAATAGCTATAAGCATTATTAAGTGCGTTTTCATATTCTCTTGGAAGCTCTGTTTCAAGTGTTTCTTCTTCAGAAGATTCGATAGACTCTTCAGCTTCAATTGACTCACTAGATTGAAGCTCATTTGATTTAGGCTCAACCGATTCAGACTCTTTTTTAGATGAGGTTTCTTCATTTTTTTTTGCTAAGTACTCTTTATTAGGTAGAACGTTAACAACTTTCAAGTTTTCCAAATCACTAGATTTCAAATTATTGTCACCCATATTTAAATTAGAATCATCCGAAAATACTAATCTAGTCATTTCTTCATTTGATTTGCTATGATACTTAAAAAATCCATTATCTTCAATTTCAATAACATCAACTACAGTCCCGTCATATATTACATAAATTTTTTTGTCTTCATGGGACACCCCTTCAATGTTAACGTAATTTTCTTCATCAGCCTGAGAAAAATTGCTCTTGTCAACACCATAAGTAAATTCAAAACTTTCTTTAGAAAACTCCTTACTTTCAACAATTGCGACGCTTTCACTGCTAGTTTGATCAGATTGATCAGCTGGTGCATCAGTTGTAGTAGTATTTGAACAACCTACCAATAGAGAAGAAAATAAAATTAAACCAATTATATTTTTCATCCTATACCCTCCATAAAATATGTTATTATATGTATGTTCAGAGATAGGCTCTAGTTACTGTTACCCGCAGTGACTAGAGCATTTTTTATAGGTCCACACTAAATTTTATAGCTTTGCCCAAAATTCTAGCAGGATTATTTTCCGTAACTATATAGGGATCATAATTTGGGTTGTCAGCTATTAAAAGAACTAATCCATCTTGATGCTTAACTCTTTTTAAAGTTGCTTCTTCATCCCCATTAACAAGTACAGCTGCAATTTCACCGTCTTCTACCTCAGGTTGTTCTCTGATTAAAACATAGCTGTTCGCGGGGACAGTTGGCACCATGCTATCGCCTCTAGTTTTTAAATAAAATAAGTTTCCTGTGGGCAAGAAATCTGATATTTCTTCTCTATATCCATCAATATTTTGTTCTGCAGTAATAGGCTCCCCACAAGTAATCACACCTAATACAGGTATTTTTACAAGATTGACAACTCTTTCTAATCCGTTCATTTCGTCTTCAGTAATTTGTGATCTTTTTACATTGAAATAATCAGCAAGTTTTTGGATGTTTTGTATTCTAGGATATTTTTCTCCGCTAAACCAACTCCTAATAGTTGCTTCAGGTATTCCTAATTCTCTAACAACATCAGCTTGTGTTTTTCCTTTACTTTTTAACAACCGATTTAGGTTCTTTGATAGTATTTCTCTTTCTTCTTTAGCAGAAACTAATTTTTTCATTTTCTAGAACCTCCTTTTAAAGTCATTCTACACTTAAAGTGTGGAAAACACAATAACTTTATTTGTTATTTAAACACTAAAAGTGTTGACTTCGCACTTTTAGTGCGGTATAGTAATCGTACAAAAGGTGGTGAACAGAAATGATTGCCGAAAAAGAAAATCAATATTCAATAAAAGCAGTCAGAATTAATCGTGGTTTGACTCAAGAAGCACTTGCTCAAAAGCTTGGCGTTACGGCAAAAGCCATTTCTGATTGGGAAAATAAAAAAGTTCCAATCAAACCTCTAACTGTGTACGCTATCGCTTACGTGCTGAAAGTAGATGCAGACGATATTAGAGTTTAATTTTTTTACCCTATACCGCACTTTAAGTACGGTATAGGGTAGAGAAAATAAAAAAGTAGAGAGAAGGGAAAATATGACTAATTTACAAATATTTGATTTTGAAAGTCAAGAAGTAAAGATGCAGGTTATCGATGATGAGCCTTGGTTTGTCGGAAAAGATGTAGCTAAAATTTTAGGCTATAGCAATACTCGTGACGCATTGAATAGACATGTAGATTCAGAAGATATAAGTAGCGTCGTGATTCACGACGGAACGTCAGGAAATCCATTGCAAACTATTATAAATGAATCTGGACTGTATAGCTTGATCTTGAAATCAAAACTTCCTAACGCTAAAAAGTTCAAACGTTGGGTCACTAGTGAGGTGTTACCTGCTATACGTAAAACGGGGAGCTACCAAGTACCGCAAGACCCTATGACAGCACTCGAGTTGATGTTTGAAGCAACAAAGCAAACTAAAGAAGAGGTTCAAGAAGTAAAAGACCGCGTTGATCAACTTGAAAATAATGCGCCTTTAAGTCCAGGAGAGTACGGATACATCGGTAAATTAATTTCTAGAAAGATTTTTCAAATTGGACGCGATCGCTCATATAACATGAACAAACTTCAAAAGGCGGAATTGTTTAAAGCACTTAATACAGAAATTGCAGCTATTACTGGAGTACGAACCAGAACTCAGTTGAAAAACCAACACTTTAAACAAGTAGTTGAGTTCATTGATGATTGGGAACCTTCGAAAGCTACTGCAATCAGAGTACAGCAACTCGACTTGTTAATTGAAGAGTGAGGTGTAGAACATGCAAAGACCATTAATTCAATTAGACGAAGCAGCAGTTAAACAAGAAATCAAAAAACAATTGGCAGAACTCATAAGTGAAACGGATGAAGTTTGGTTGTGGGATGTTGAGACCATGATCAAACAAACTTCAATGGGGAAAACATTCCTCCAAGAAGAGTTTCTCGATGATCCTAGGATGAAGCTGATTGAAATCAAGAAAGTTAGAAAACGTTGGTACCCAGTTAAAGCAGCTAAAAAAATCATGACTGAAATTATGAACGAGTGGGAATAAAAAAGAAAGGTAGTCTGGCGGACTATTAAAAATAATTTTAGGGGGATTTGATTATGAGTGAAGTGACTAAGAAAGCTTTGGTTGGAGTCAGTAATGCATTCTCTGGGTTCATTGATGAGAATGGCGAATGGGCAGAAGGAAAAGGCGAGAAATTCGCTTTAGCTGCTATCATTTTTTGTATTTTGGCAGTAAGCCTAATCGGTGGCATGTAAATGAGTTTTTACGTAACAGCTAAGGAACTAGAGACAGTTGCTAGATGCACCAGCATATCAAGAGCGCTGCTTTTCAAAAAGCAACTAACTAAATTAGGCTATACAGCAACTGTAGAGCAGGAGGAGAAGTCAAATGTGGCAAGTAGTAGGAGAACAAACTAAGAAGGTCTATCAAACATCCAGACACAAGTCAGAAGTCATGCGCTGGTTGAATAAGAAGTATCCGAGTGAAAGAGTAAGCAGTAGCAAATTTAGAAAGACTGTTCCAATCAATATGGTTCTTCCTGAACCAATGACAATAAAAAAAGCTGATCAGACGGCAATCTGATCAGCGGATTAATTAAAATAACTTATCTAAATTATACTACAAACGCCGTAATAACAACAGAATGGAGTAATTAAAATGACTGAAGAACAAGACAAAATAAAACTAGAAGGGGTCCTTTCCCGAGGTTATGGAATCATTCCTAAATTAGTAATGATTGATGCTGATTTAACTATTGAGGCAAAAGCTATTTACGCTTACCTTGCTTCCTATGCTGGAAATGGTGAGTCAGCTTTCCCTTCTGTCAAAAAAATGTGTTATGACCTTCAAATCAATGAAAAACGATTCAGCAGGCATAAAAAGGCGTTACTTGATAAAGGCTACATTGAAGTTACTCAAGAAAGAAAAGGCGGTTCCTTTGCTAGTAATGTTTATACGATCAAACAATTTGTTCAACCGACCACCCAAAACGGGGGTACGGTACCGTCACCCCAAAATGGGAGCACGCAAAATGGGAGCACGCAAAACGGGAGCTCCCAAAATGGGGGTACTAATAATAACAGTGTTACTAATAACAGTTCTATTAATAACAATTCTATTAATAATCAACAACAACCCGCAAGCTCTGAAACGACGAAATCTAACTTCATCCAAACCTGGGAGCAATCTGGATTCGGAATCATCCCACCACTCACTATGCAGAAACTAGATGATTGGGTCAAAGACTTTGATGATAACGAGGAAATCATTTGTAAGGCCATTGAAGTAGCTAGTGATAACAACGTTCGCCGTTATGCATACGTTGAAAAAATATTGAAGAGTTGGGAAGACAGAGGCGTTAAATCACTTGATGACATTGAAGCATTGGAAAATCAACGCCAAAAGGAAATTGAAGAAAAGAAAAACAAAGCAGCTGCACCTAAACAAAAATACGGCAAGAAAACCGTTAGAAAAGAAACTCTTCCAGAATGGGCTAAGGACGAATATGAAGCTCCGAAAGAAACGCCTGTTGATCGTAACATAGAAAAAGAAATGGAAGAGAGATTAGCTCGTATTCGTGCTATGAAAGCTAAATAAAACATAAAGGAGTAGGCCTATGGAAGAAGAATACATTAGAAGTCCTAAGAGTAAAAAGTTGGACCGGTTAAGAGTTTGGGCGTCTGAACATAAAATCAGCCTGTACGGAAAAGTAAAAGAGAAATTCAGTGCTGATCAAAAGAATGTAGGGTACATGCAATTCGGGTCCACTAGAAAGAGCAGCAAACTTTATCTGGTCGATAATGACGGAATATATGTCTGGCGCGGAATCAGGAATGGATGGGACAAATTAGTTTAGGAGGGTTATTGATGGCTAGAAGTATTAAGTATGTAGTCGCAGATAACATCAAAAAATACCGAAAAGAGCAAGGTCTATCAATGACTAAGTTAGCAACTATATGCGGCTGGACTAGCTCAGATATGATTTTTAACATTGAGAATTATAAAAGAGGTATGAACTTGGCAACATTAGAAAAAATCGCAGAAGGTTTAAACGTTAAAGTAATTGATTTGGTAGAAGATTGGGAGGACTGACCATGATCATCACAAATATGTTATTAGCAGCTATATTTTTTATCCTAATCTGCATCTGGATGGCTGTAAGCAACATTAATATTGAAGTCCAAGTTGGAGTGAAAAAGAACACTCCAGTGAGTGATGCTATTAAAGAAGCAGACGAAAATGAGCGTTGGGGGTAGTAAAGATGAGACCGATTAAATTTAAAGCATGGGATATATTGAATAAAAATATGCATGAAGTTCATCGTATAAATTTCAGCGAGCGCATAACTGTTGATAGCAAATTATTCGAGAATGACACAAGATTTTTAACGCTTGAGAATGCTATCTTGCTTCAATATACCGAGTTAAAAGATAAAAATGGTAAGACCTACTGTCAAGATGATTGGGTCAAATACAAAAATAACATATACCGTCTACTTAGAGGGAGTTACGGATTTTGTTTGAATGGTTTTTATGAACCATACCAAGATAACCCAAGCGACTTTTTTGCAGAAGGTGCGTACCTTGAAGGAGAAATAGTCGGTAACATTTACGAGCACCCACATTTATTGGAGCGTGATTAAAATAAACATCATACTGGCTTCCCTAACGTTAGGGCTTTATATATATTTTGCAAATGGGAAGGGAGAAAACAATGAATAAGAAAAAGTTACCCTTAATACTTACAATTCTAAACTTAGTATTGTCTGTACTCATCATCTTCATCAATCACACAAATGAGACGTACATCCAAACCATTGATCAACACTTAGCGGATGCAAATGCTGAGGTCCAGCTATTAGACAGTGAACTGACTGAAACTAAAAAGCAGCTCTTTTATTCCAACAAAGAACTAGAAATGATCTATATGCGGAATGAAGGAATTGACTACCAGGAGGATGATGGAAAATGATTCATCAATTCCATACCTGTCTCCTTAACAATGATGACACAATTATGACCCAAGTAGTAGAGGGAACCAAAGGTATTATCGTGGATGATGAGAAACAAACGTATGAGTATGAAGAAATTAAAAACATAGTGGATGCAGCTTATCATATGGATCGCAGGCAATATGGCTGGGATGTAAAATTTGTTGATAATGGTCAAAAGAAAAAGCTCTTTATCCGCGAATGGTTCGGTAAAAAATGTAATGACAGCACGCGTCACGATCAAACGATTTACGAATGGATTGATTATCTATATGACCGTGGCGATCAGCAATTGAATTTATTTTAGAAGGATGGTGCAGAATGAATGTTTATCTTGAAACTCAAACTAGAAAACAAGTGCTCAAGCTCTTAGAAATAGCATATCAAGAAGGCTACAGATATGTCGTTCGTGATCCGGAAAGTGAATATTTAGATTTTTTTAGTAATAAACCAAAAAAATATATGGATGGAGAGTTTTGGGGTTACAAAGAAAAAGACTTAGCGAACCATGAAGCTATGCCAGCAACCATAATAAAGAACGTGGATATGCATGAAATCAATTGGACCAATAGAAGTGCAACTCCTATAGATAAACTAATTATTATTAAGGACGGTGCGTAATGAATAAAAGAGAAGCGCAAGTATTTACAGCACATACAGGTTTATTGTTCGGTGAATTTAGTTGGTTTCATCAATATGCCGAAGAAGTTTTGGAACGCCCTGTTTGGACGCATGAACTCTCAAATTCAGATATATGGGAAGAATTAAAAATATTATCAAAAGAAGAGTTTATGGAAATCAACGAAAAAGCAATATTGGGGGACGATGCCGAATGAAGGAGTATAAGAAAAAACAAATTATCAAACATGCTCTACAAAACTATATTCAAAGACCTAATGCATCTGCTGAAGATTTAGCTGCCGAAAAACGTTTATTGATGGAAATCACAGAAGATGTTGAACGAATGAAAGCAAAATATGGCATCAAATAAAATAATTCAGAATTAACACGTATAAAGATATGGAGGAATGAAGGTGAAACATAAAATCTTCTATTTCGTAGGAATAATCATAGTTCTAATAATGATTGAGTTATTTTCTTTTGGAACGAACGCAATGATCATAGGGGTAGTAGTAACTTCAACGTTAGCTATTTTAGATAAACTGGAGGAATTGGGATGAAAACAAAAACAGCTTGGGTAGCAAGAGATGAATTGGGTGGTAGCTTAAAACTACATTGGACAAAGCCTGTACGAAGTGGAAGATATCCTGACGCTAAACAATGGTGGTGGAGTGACGATTGGACAAACTTACCGAGTCACATGTATCAAGGTCTCGACTGGGAAGATGAACCCTTTAAAGTGAAAGTGGAGTTAAAGCCGTATTAAGTCTTAAATATTAGCAAAAAATTAAAATAGGATGGTGCAGAATGAAAAAGCGTACTAAGAAAAAAATACACAATAGAATCATTAAAAAGTTAATCAGTGGACAACCATTGTCTGGTTTCGATAAAAAGTATCACGAAAGTATGGTAAAGAAGGTATACGTGGATACGGCGAAATCAGAAAGTTGTGCTGAATCTAAAAAACAATATTCTGGTTTACAAAAGACTTCAGATGCTATGAGAAGCTTTGGAGTCATATCTGAAGATTATGATTTCCCAATATACCCATTTCCAGACCTACTCTCAATTGCACAAGGGAGAACCATTCCTAATAAAGATCATAATGACGTCTTTGATAGCCTCAGATATGCAACTGAAGTCACGCATGAAATTGCTGTGATTGCTGCGGTTGAAGAGCCTAATAAATGGCAGAAGGTTAAAAGCAAGTTGAAAGGATGGTTTGCTAAATGATCAATAACGTTACATTAGTTGGACGCCTAACCAAGGACATAGAAGTAAAGTATCTTGATGGTGGCAAAGCAGTAGCTAACTTCACATTAGCTATCAACCGTCAATTCACTAATCAAAGCGGAGAACGTGATGCAGACTTTGTTAATTGTGTCATCTGGAATAAGGCCGCAGAGAACCTTGCTAAATTTACGCGTAAGGGTGCATTGCTAGGTATTGAGGGTAGAATCCAAACTAGGTCCTATGATAATAGCCAGCAACAAAGAGTATACGTCACCGAAGTAATAGCTGGCTCCTTCTCATTGTTGGAGTCGAAACCTAAGAAAGAAGATAAACCTACTTCATTTTCCACTCTACCAGATGTAAATTACGACCCACACGGACCAGGAGAGACGGTGGAAGAATATGAAGATGGGTACCCATTCTAAAGTAGTTAAAGCACAGCGCATCTTTTCTGAAGTAGTTGGCAGCCAAGTAACCGAAACAGGTGAACAGCTGCTAACCATTAAGTTAGATAAAAAGATTGAGGATTACATGTTAGAACGCTATGTAGATGAAAATGGGCAACTTTCTGGAGAGTTTACTTTATTCGACAACAGAATCATCACGGCTCCTCAAAGACGTAAAATATACGCCTTATTTGGCGATATAGTGAAGGCTACGGGTAATGGTGAAAATCCGTATGATGTAGATTCCATCAAGCATGACTTGAAGCTTATATTTTGCGAACAGAACAAATTAGAAATGTTCAGTCTATCCGAGAACTCTAAAGAATGTACAGTGACAACTGCATCAAAGTTCATTACCTTTCTGTTAGATTTCTGTATGGATAATGAAGTGCCACTATCCTATTCGCCGTTAGAACTAGCAGAGGATATCAAACATACATTAGTACGCTGCTTGATTGAAAGACAATGTGCTTTGTGTTGGAAGCATGGGCAAGTACATCACGTTGACACAATCGGTATGGGACGTGATAGGAAAAAGGTGGACCATACTAAGCATCAATTAATGTGTCTGTGTGACGATCACCATAAAGAGTACCACAGAATAGGCGGTATAACCTTTGCTAATAAACATCATGTTGCGGGTATCTTGGTTAACGAAGAACAATTTAAGCAAATGAAATACAGATGATAGAGGGCACATAAGAGCGCTTAGCTTTATTGATGCAGAGGAGGAGCTATTATTGGACGAACAGTTAGACTTTAAAAAGTTAGAGGTTAAGTTATCTAAGTATAAGTGGTACTTTAAGCAAGCTAAAATGATTGAGCTTTCTATCCGTCATCCGCATAAAGAAGAAGATGGTAACATTGGAGGCAGCCGATCAGTCAGCATTGACAATGACGGTATGCTCCAAACGTTAGTAAAGATTCAAGAGAACGAGAGACTGCAAGAGTACATTGATATAGGGTTAGCAGCACAAAGGACTTATGAAGTACTGCCGGCTCATCTACAAGAAGCTATGCTAGAGTTCTACATAAATCGTAAAGGACATTATAGAGGTCATCCTAAGCGATGTGCAGCTAAACTAAATGTAGACGTCAAAACATTGTATCGATGGAGACAGGAGATTATTCATGAATTTAACAAACAATTACCAAAAGATGCCCGAGTATGCCCGAGTTCTCCTTAATTAAAGGTATAAAATAGCATTGTGGTATTAGAACAAAATTACTCCTTTATAAAAGAATCGCTGAGAAATCAGTGGTTCTTTTTTTATTATCCATCATAAATAGAAAGAAGTGATAGCAAGGAATTCACAAGAGGTTATTGATAAATGTAAAGTATTGGTTGCTGATTATACGAATAGCCATTTAGATGTGACTGACAACAAACAGATTACTAAAGATGATGTGTATGTAGTTTGGTCAACTAAAGTATTGCAGAACAACAAAGCACTATTGAGTACTCCTTTATCAGATGGTATGTACTACGAGTTAACCTATAACGGTAACAAGAATCAAATCTACATTGATGCATATAAGAAGTTCGAGAACATGGCAGTAGACATGTAGAAGGGAGTAGTGATCCTTAATCTATCAGCTAGTGATTGACTAGCGCATTGCTATTTAATAAAAGGAGTGAAGCTATGACGAATAGTTTTGTATTAGTAGAATTTGAAAACAGCTCACCAGTAATTATAGCTACGGATCATCACATTAATCCTAAGCGATTAGCTAAGAAACTATGTAACGAAAAGTTTGTATCTATTGGAAATTCTGTAGTTGAGAGCGATAAGGTAAAGAGAGTTCATATTGATGTTAAAGATGTTCCTAAATTGAAAGAATGGATAGGGTCACATGGCGGTCGAATATAAGACTAAAGAACAGAAGATGAGCTTCTACAAAAGTAAAGAGTGGGGATCATTAAGACAAGTAGCTTTAGAGAGAGACAACTATGAATGTCAAGAGTGTAAGAGACAAGGATATGTAAAGCTTGAAGATGATGAGAAGCACAAGTCACTTGATGTCGATCATAAGAAAGAGATCTACACTCACCCTGAACTTGCCTTAGACATTGATAACTTAGAAACACTTTGCATTCGTTGCCATAACAAGAAACACAAACGATTCTTTTTCAGAAAAAAGAAAAATAAGTGGGAAAAAGACGAAAAATGGTAGGAAATTAAAATAAAACCTGAAATAAATACCCCCCCGGTCAAAAATTTCGTCTTTTTTTGAACATCTGGGAAA